CTGGAACTTCTTGTCTAGCTGTACGACAACTTATAAAAGCATCTTGAGGAGCACTTAATAAAACAATTCTATCCGAGGTGACTTCTAATAATTCTTGTAACGCCGGCGGGAGTTTTTTAATCCAGCTTTTAACTTCACTAAACAAAGCGTCAAATAATTGACTACTTGTCGGTGCTGTTAAAACAATCTTGCAAGGGTGCTTCATTAAGAAGTACCAAATAATCACCCAGGACGCGGCGGCTGACTTACCGACACCATGCCCTGCCCTTACCGAGATTTTTCTTTCTTGTTTTTGTATATTCTTTAATAAATCCGCTTGCCAGGGGTCCGGTTTAACACCTAAGACTTCTGTAACAAATAACGCGGGATTGTTTCTATATTTCTTAACAAAGACGACAAATGGATTAGCTTTGGTCAATGATTACGTCCTCAGTGTAGCTTTCCATCATCCCTAACTCTCTAATCGCCTCGAGGTGCAGTTGTGTCGTGTCTGTGACGTTCATATCGACCCGCGTTTTATCACCCCATAAATGCGGGTCCATGCGAGAGGCTAACCACTTACGACCGTCCATTGAGACTTTGGCAGCGTGAGCATCCATCGCCCCGGTCTCTACATCGTCGATAATTTTCTCTATTCTCTCAGTGTGATATTGAGCACGCGCTAAACGTGCCTCCTCGTAGCGTGAAGACAGCGCGGGATCCTTTTTTATGTGAGCCATCATCCGATCATTAGAGACACCAAAATAATCACCAATGGACCGTGTGTACTCACCAGCGGCGACAATTTTAAAAGCGTTATCCCAAAACTCAGGATCAGCTAAGATCCTTGAGTCTTTTTCGAATTTAAGTTTCTTCTTCGACGGCATCTTCTTGCTCCAAAACGTCACAGGCGTCTGGGACTGCGATTCCAGCGGTCAATGCCACAACACTTCTCGTCGCACTCCTAGCCATTTTATAAGCTGGGGAGCAGTAGAGGTTTGTGTTTTCAATGACCATGTCAGCCACCGCGCAACCCTGTAATAGAAAAGGTAATAAAATAAGGGCTCTCATCGCTTACCCTTCTTCATTTTTTTACCAGTGCGTTTTGCAGCCGCTTTTGCCGCCGCTTTCCCCTTGGGGGTATAGGCATAACTCTTATTTCCAACTTTTGGCATAGCTCCTCCTAATCCCCACAAAAGCAGGGAATTGAATCATTGCCATAATCAAACAAACTGCTTTGACTTGACGCTATTACTTTCATTTGTGAATATTTCCAGCCGTTCCTATCGAACTGATCTTTCTTTTTTTCTTCTACTTCAATCCACCACTGCGCTAAATCTGGTCTTTCTTGGATAATTGATAAACGTTTATTTCTTGCTTTTAAGAAACAAAGATCACAGTTGCCCCAATCCGTTGTTCCGTTATTATTGGGAAGATTTAAATCAAAACTGTTATCTGCCCAGAAATTACCAACGTCCTCTTTTGTTACCTTGTCTAAATAAAGTGGACAGAAACAATCTTGACCTTCGCTGATCTTGTTATGTAGTTTTGCAGCCCTTCTTGGTTCATCTGCCCTAATACCAATGAAACAATTCCATCCTTTTTCCCAGCCGATACTTTTCAAATACCGTGTCATTGTTCTTATTTTTAACTGCCCAGAACAATATCGGGACATAGGGTTTGGTAGACCTTTAACATCACTTAAAAGCTGACTAAATGGCTCTCCATTTCTTGAAGCGGTCTTATAATCAACAACATTTACTTTGTAATCGTAATTTTTAGAATCTTCTATTGGGGTCCGACCGCCATACTCTACCCAAGTAACCGGAACCCCCCAGTTCGTTTCTATGTCTCTTACAAAATCTAAGGTCTCAGGAAGTTCTTTGCCGGTATTAGCAAAAATAACTTTGATGTGATCGGGTAACTGACCATCGTATTCTTGAAGTGTTTTATAGAGTAGAAAGCCTGAAGTTCTGCCACCACTTAGACTAATGAGCGTGTTTTCAGAGGATCTATAAACGCTCTTTTCCATACTGCGCTACTTTCGCTTCTTAGCGGTTTTAGCCGCTTTCTTAAATGCTTTGGCTGTGGGAGCGCCCTTCGTACCCGGCTTTCTCATTTTCTCTTTAGACCCAGCAGCGATCCGTTTCTTCTTTGCGTGAATATTTGCGTACAGTCCTTTACCTGGCACTTTTAGCCCCCTTACATTTCCAGCGTTTTCTTGAAAGATTATTCGGTGTGTTTGGATCGTTTTGCTTCTTCTTGGATAAACCCTTCTTAATGCCTAAAGACCGAGCACAGTAGCTATCCCCTTTAGAGGTTCCAGGCTTAACACGAGGACCACCACCCTTCGCCTTTCCCGCTTGGCCGTAGGAAACCTTCTTGCCTGTGGAAGTCACTTTGACCTTCGCTTTACCTTTTCTTGGCTTCACATTACCGCCTTAATTATTTCTGCTGCCGCTTGCGGGACGATGGCGTTACCCGCTCCGCGCAATATGCCCACTCGATTGGATACCCCATCAGCCAGAGGGAAAAGCGCGGATTCAACTGGGATGGGACGGTCTTTCCCATCTCGGCAGTAAACGACTGTGGATTCAGACCAGAAACTTGTTGTGTCAAAGGAATCCCGGTGTCCTGTGGTCTCGGTGGCTTTGTTCCTCTGCGTGGATCTGTCGCTGTTGGTGTTGTCCACGGACTCAATGTCGCAGCTGTCGGTGTCGGCCATGCTGTTAACTGAGCAGCTACGTCTAAAACGTCCACCGATAACTTGCCGTTGCGAATCCGACCGCCCTTGTAACCCCCTTTGTGGTCCCTGGTCGATGGAGTCGGCCACGGAGAGGTCGTTTGCACAAGACTTGACAGAGGAACTTGCTTTCCAATTCTTATCCTTCTTTGCACAACTGGATCGTCCCAACTTCCACGATCTTTCATGTCCGATAGTATCGGTGTCGGCCATGCGCTTTGCTGTGAAGAAGAGTCTGTCCCTTTTGTGCGGTGACCCGACACCGCCAGATGGGAGTACACACGCCCCGCTGGCGTAACCTTCTGTTTGAAAGTCATTTTGTAGATCATCGAGCCACCCATGTCGGATAGCTGCTGCAACTTGTTCTCCAAACACAACTGAAGGTTGGCACTCTCTAATGAGATTAAAGAACACTGGCCAGAGGTGTCGGCTATCGTCTTTTCCCTTTCCTTTCCCTGCGACTGAGAAGCTTTGACATGGAGGGCTTCCGGTCCAAACAGGTCTATCTGCGTCCCACTGGGCAATTTCAAGCGCTCTTGACCATCCACCAATCCCGGCGAAGAAATGACACTGGGTGTACCCTGAGAGATCTGAGGACTTAACGTCTGCAATACTCCGGTCATCAACATCCCCAGGTGGTATTAATCCATCAACAATTAACTGTTTAAGCCACTTGGCAGCAAAGGGCTCGTATTCGTTGTAATAGTTCAAACGACTTCCAAAGCACGTTGGAGGTAGAGCTCCATAGAATGGTCGGACACCGCGTCCTTAATCGAGAAATCAGACTCAACAAACTCAGGCTTCGGGTTTAGGTAGTTATTATTGTCATTGGCTAAATAAAGGAAATCTTGGTCCTGGCAACCGACCGTGTATAAGAACCGTGGCAGTCTTGTAACGATGTCTGACCCACTACACACACTCAACACAGAGCCTTTAGGGAACCTTGAGCGCTTCTTCTTCAAATACACTCTAGGCTTACCAAAACACACCAGCGTGGCAGAGATACCCATCTGTTGGGCCATTAACATACTTAAACTGGCTTGCGCTGCTCCAAGAGAATGCCCGGTGATGATTAGGGGCTTACCACTGTCCTTCACTTTCTCGAAAATTTTTCGCAATTTTTTTTTGACAGACTTATGCTGAAGAGCAAAGCCACCGTGTACCCATGTCTTTAAATACCTCACTGGACAGGCTAGTAAATCAATTAGAATGTCTCGCCTCTCCATAGTCCCCTTATGCACCAGGTAAACCTTATCCGCGTCGATTACAAAGAACTCAGCACTCGTAAATTTATTTTGAAATTTTTGAGCGAGTCTTCCAGGCATATCGGAATAAGCCTCAAGAGAGAGTTCAGCGCAGCGGCGAAGTTCTGGATGCATGGGAGTTTCTCTGTGGGGGTATATATGTGTACGCCCCGCTATATAATTCTGGGGGGGTCTTGATAATGATTCGCATTCACTATTTCCGGTAATCATAATTACCGGAAATAAGGGATTCGTTGTAAATCAATGACTTAGCTATTAACTGATCAATCTTTAACCAGTTTTTCGTTGGTTCGGGACGGAAACCACTAGATATAGTGATCGGATTCTGATATCCGCGCGCGCTCGAGCGGCTTTTTGGGCGCTATCTCAGTAAGAGACGCCTCCCACTTCACATCCCTAATCACTCTCGACCCTTCTCTCGTATCCCCTGCATAGAACACTAGACCCTCTTTCTCTAGTTCGTTAGGTCGTGAGCTTATCGATGATTGACCTTTGATCTCATTCCTATACTTCTCATAGATCTCTTTAGCAGTGATCCCCTTACCGCCAGCATTAACTACTTCCCTGTAGACGACTTCTCTTCTCTTACCAGACATAGAGACTCTTGCCGAAATCT